ATTGAAGGTTACCTAAGAGTAAAAACAGCAACTTATATGTTGGACAATATGTTTCAGATTATGGAAGACCCAATAGTTATGGAAACTTCATATACAGAAGGGTCTGAGGTTTTCAACATCTATATCAAACTAGGAGAACAGACAATTTGTCACAGAGTGTTTGATGCAAAACCTTACCCACCAAAAGTAAGATATACGGTAGACTTACGTCCACAACTAAAAGAAGTGTTAAAAGGTTTGACTGACATTTTTTCATCTAAAAATTTAATTAAAGAATATTTGGATTATAGTCTTTAAGGGTTATATTTATTCATTACAAAAGGGGTTCGGTTATGACATCAGACAAAAATTTCAATTATTTAGGAGAAACATTTCAATTACAATTAATCAACCAAATCATATTAGATAAGATTTTTGCGAACTCTATTCTTGATGTTTTAGAACAAAGTTACTTTGATAACAAATACTTCAAATTGATAGTACAAATGATTAAAGAGTACTATAAGAAGTATGATTGTTCACCATCATTTGAAACATTGACTCAAATTGCGAAGTCTGAAAGTCAGACGGAAATCATCACTAAAATTATTTTAGACACAATCAACAAAATCAAAGACGCGCCCATTGAAGGCACAGTATTCGTACAAGAGAAAGCTTTGAAGTTTTGTAAACAACAAGAACTACAAAAAGTTATGGGTAAGGCTCAAAAAATCATCGACTTAGGTGAATTTGAGAATTATGACCAATTAGAAGAAATGGTAAGAGGGGCTTTACAAGTCGGTGAAGTTGAGAGGGGTACTGAGAGTGTATTTTTTAATTTAGATGATGTTTTGGCGGACGATTACAGACATCCAATTCCTATGGGGATACCAGGTATTGATAAACTTCTTAAAGGTGGTTTGGCTAAGGGTGAAATCGGTGTAATTTTGGCACCTACGGGGGTAGGTAAATCAACATTCATCACCAAAATTGCGAACAACGCATTTAATATGGGTATGAATGTATTACAAATTTTCTTTGAGGATAATCCAAAAATCATTCAAAGAAAACATTTCACACTTTGGACAGGAATCGCACCTGATGATTTACAAAATCATAAAGAAGAGGTAATGAAAAAGGTTACAGAAATTAAAGAAACGAGGTCTAATCAATTAGTTTTGAAAAAGTTACCATCGGATACTTTAACAATGAACCAAATCAAAAACCAAGTTAGGAAGATGATTGCGGATGGTATTAAAATTGATATGGTATTATTGGACTATATTGATTGTGTTGTACCAGACAAAAATCTTGGGGATGAGTGGAAAAGTGAAGGTTCGGTTATGAGAGGATTTGAGGCGATGTGTCATGAATTACACATCGTTGGTTGGACGGCAACACAAGGAAACAGAAGTTCAATCTCATCTGAAATCGTAACAACAGACCAAATGGGGGGTTCAATTAAGAAGGCACAAGTTGGTCACGTTATTATTTCGGTGGCCAAAACACTTCCACAAAAAGAACAAAACTTGGCGACGATTGCAATTACTAAATCAAGAATAGGTAAAGATGGAGTAGTATTTGAGAATTGTAAGTTTAATAACGAAATGATGGAAATAGATACAGAGTCCTCGGTTACTTTCTTAGGTTTTGAAGAACAACAAGAACAGAAGAAAAAGGACAGGATTGCTGAAATCATGGAAAAGAAAAAACAAAGAGAAAGTTTAACAAATTAAAAATAAAATTATGGATTCATCACAAAGAATATTGTCGGATTTGACAGTTTATATGAAGTACGCTAAGTACGTACCTGAGTTAAATAGAAGAGAAACTTGGGACGAATTAGTAACAAGAAACATGGATATGCACATTAAAAAATATCCAAGTTTGAAAAATGAAATTATTGAGAACTACAAGTATGTTTATGACAAAAAGGTATTACCTTCAATGAGGTCACTACAATTTGGTGGAAGACCAATTGAGATTTCCCCAAACAGGATTTACAATTGTTCTTATTTACCGATTGACCATTTAGATAGTTTTGCTGAATGTATGTTCTTATTATTAGGTGGAACTGGTGTTGGATACTCAGTTCAAAAACATCACGTAGAAAAATTACCTGAGATTAGAAAACCATCGGCAACTAGAAAGAGAAGATATTTGGTTGGTGATAGTATTGAGGGATGGGCTGATGCAATTAAAGTGTTGTTAAAATCCTATTTTGGTCAAAATACATCAACACCTGAATTTGATTTTTCAGATATTCGTCCAAAAGGTGCTGCGTTGGTAACTTCGGGTGGTAAAGCACCAGGACCACAACCATTAAAAGATTGTGTTCATAATATTACAAAGGTTTTGGACTCAAAAGAAGATGGCGAGAAATTAAGTTCTATTGAAGTACATGATATCGTTTGTCATATTGCAGATGCTGTATTGGCAGGTGGTATTCGTAGAGCGGCACTTATTTCATTGTTCAGTGCAGATGATGATGAGATGATTGCTTGTAAATCAGGTCCTTGGTGGGAGAATAATCCACAACGTGGTAGAGCGAACAACTCGGCAGTTCTTCTTCGTCATAAGATTACCAAGGAATTCTTTATGGACCTTTGGAAACGAGTAGAATTGTCTGGGGCTGGCGAACCTGGTATTTACTTCACGAACGACAAAGATTGGGGTACAAACCCATGTTGTGAGATTGCACTTCGTCCATACCAATTCTGTAATCTATGTGAAGTAAATGTTTCAGACATCGAATCTCAAGAAGATTTCAATAACCGAGTAAGAATTGCTTCGTTTATCGGAACATTACAAGCGGGTTATACGGATTTCCACTATCTACGTGATATTTGGAAAAAAACAACCGAGAAAGATGCGTTGATTGGGGTTTCTATGACAGGTATTGGTTCAGGTACTGTATTAGGATATGATATGTCAGAAGCGGCTAACATCGTTAAAGAAGAAAACGAAAGAGTTGCAACTATCATAGGTATTAACGCAGCGGCAAGAGCAACAACAGTAAAACCTGCGGGAACAACCTCATTGACACTTGGTACATCATCAGGTATTCACGCTTGGCACAATGATTATTACGTTCGTCGTATTCGTGTAGGGAAGAATGAACCCATTTATTCTTACTTATCTGAAAATCACCCTGAGTTGGTAGAAGATGAATACTTCAGACCACACGATACAGCGGTTATTTCTGTACCACAAAAGTCACCCGAAGGTGCTATTTTGAGAACAGAAAGTCCATTCCAAATCTTAGAACGTGTAAAACGAGTATCACAAGAATGGATTAAACCTGGACACAGAACTGGTTCTAATAGTCACAACGTATCTGCAACTATTTCATTGAAAGAAGAAGAATGGGAACTTGCTGGTGAATGGATGTGGAATAATCGTGATTACTATAATGGTCTTTCAGTATTACCCTATGATGGGGGCAGTTACATCCAGGCACCATTCGAAGATATTACGGAAGAAAAGTATCACGAGATGGTTGACAAACTTCACTCAATTGATTTATCTAAGGTTATTGAAACACAAGATAACACAGATTTGAGTGGTGAGTTGGCTTGTGCTGGGGGTGCATGCGAGATAAAGTAATTAAAAACTAATGTCTGAAAAAAAGGGTGGGTGACCACCCTTTTTTGTTGTATTATGTAATATGATTAAAATTATTGATAGGTTATTGATTTTATCCCACCTTATGGATTATATTTATAAAAATTACAAGAAAATATTAATATGGAATTAAAGGTTATATCTCTATTTTCGGGTTATGGAACTCAGGAATTAGCGTTAAAATATGCGAATATAAATTACGATACGGTGGCTAATTGTGATATTTTGAAGACAGCTAATATCGCTTATGACTCCCTACATAAAACGACTCATGGTAATTTAGGTGATATACGAGGAGTAAGTGAAAACAATTTACCTGATTGTGATTTTATGTCGTATTCATTCCCTTGTCAAGATATTTCAATATCTGGTATTCAGAAGGGAATCCAAGAAGGTACTAGAAGTGGTTTATTGTATGAGGTTGAACGACTACTTGGAATCAAAAAACCAAAGTATCTTATGATGGAAAATGTTAAAAACCTCGTATCAAGTAATCACATGGATAAGTTTCAAACCCACATTCAATTT